ATGACCTATAAACATCTTACCACACGTGAATTAACTCTCATAGCTGATTTTTGGTATCAAGGTACTAAAGCTTATCGGGCTGCTAAATTACTTCAGCGTAGTCAAGAAACCATCTATCGTGTTTATCGTTTCCTCAACGACGGTAAAACCATCGACCAATATCTTCAGACTTATCAGCGTCATAAGCGTCGTTGTGGTCGGAAGCAGACCCAACTGCCAACTATCGAAGTTAACTATATCCATGCGCAAATCAAGGCAGGTTGGACTCCTGATACTATTATTGGTCGTCATGAACACCCAATTAGCTGCAGTATGCGCACCCTTTATCGCATGTTTGCCCGCAATCAGTATGGCTTTTCCGTTAAACAGCTACCGATGAAAGGAAACCGCCATCCCAATGGCTATGTGGAACATCGTGGTAAAGCTGGCCAATTAGGACGCAGTATCTATCAACGATATCGTGATTTTCCCCATTACCAACATGAATTTGGGCACTTTGAAGCTGATACAGTTCAAGGTAAAGCTCACCGCGGAGCGGTAATGACGCTAGTAGAGCGACAATCCAAAGTAATGATTGTCCTTAATATTCATCATAAAACAGACGAAGCAGTGAATTTCCAGCTTGATCAATGGCTCGCTAAACTGCCACGTCACTTTGTTAAATCAATTACTTTTGATAACGGGAAAGAATTTGCTGGATGGCGAGAAATAGCCAATAAGTATGATCTTCACACCTATTTTGCGGAAGTCGGTGCTCCCAATCAACGAGGGTTAAACGAAAATAATAACGGCCTCTTGCGTCGTGATGGTCTTAGTAAAAAGCTAGATTTTCGCTATTTACCAGATGAACTAGTCACTCAGCTAATGCATCGTCGCAACAATATCCCACGAAAATCTCTTAATTATCGTACACCATTAGAAGTATTCTTGAGTCATGTCACAGAAGAACAACTTTTACCTTTTTTCTAATTTAAATTGACATTTCAGGAAATAAAAATCTGATATTGGTATAGAAAGTAATATTTCTATATCAACACCAGATATTGTAGAGCCAGAAGAAATACAGGCCTTAACGTGGAATGATATCGATTTTATTCATCATACTATCAATATTGAGTTTTAAACCAACTAAAAACGAGTCATCAGTTCGCAAGATTAAAGTAAATCAAAAACTTCTTCAATTACTACATAGATTAAAAATCAACACACCAAGTAATCTTGTTTTTATGAATCAGTTTGGAACTATTCCTACAAGTGGACCACTCAACAAAAAATTACATGAAATAATGTCTGAGCTTCATATAGAAAAAGATAATTTCCATTTTCACAGTTTAAGACATGTTCATGTAGCTTACTTATTATCTCAAGGTGTTGACATTTACGCTATAAGCCAGAGATTAGGTCATAAAGATATTTCAACTACTACTAAAGACTATGCTCCATTAATCAAAGAAATGAAAGCTAAGTTGGAGAGTCATGTTGAAGACTTGCTTGATGGCCTAAATTCTGACAGTGATGCACAAATAATGCACAAATCGAATCAAAAGTAAAATTATTTAAAATCAAAAAAACCTGTAACCCTTGATACACAAGAATTACAGGAGTTAAATTTAGCTTAGCTGATACTTCGCATTCCTGCTTAAATATGCCTCCGGTGGGTATTTCTTGCCCTTTTATATCAACGATTATAAGGAAACCGTGACCAATCCATGACCTTTTTCTACTATTATATATAACCAAAAAAGATGGCCATTACATTTAATGCAATAGCCGCTTTTAGTGTTAATTTAGTTGTAACATATAATTTAAAATAAAAAAGAGCGCCTTTTAAGCGCCCTGATACCGGTACGGAATAAGTAACCAACTGATTCCAATTTGTACACCGGCTAATCATTATCATTGTGCCTAATAAGCACATAAAAAAGCTAATTAAAAAGGCTATTAAGCAACTATTTGTATGGTTGTGTGTCTAACCCTCGTGGCTAGGCAAATAGTTATTTCAGCGGTGGTAATTCGTTTACTGTCGCTGTTTTTTATTATACTTCAAAAAGCCCTAGTAATACTTACATAGCAACGATACCGTTTTTGAACTACAGCCCATTACATTTCTATTATATAGAAAAAGAGAGCGCAAAGCGCTCCTTTGTTACTACGACTGTCCGACTACTTCAAAAGTAGCTTACGTTCTTTCTTTTTGTCGTCTGTCACAAAAACATTACGCGGTACCAGTCGAATTACTATAACTATAACTATATACTAACGACTTTTTACACTATTGTCAATCAATTCATAAATATTATGAGAGAAACAATTAAGATTATTTGCCCAACTTGGAAAATACATATTGCCATCATTAAAAAACCGATCCATAATTTGTGGATTTACGCCATTCAGAGAATCGTGTTTACAAGATCTATATACCGTATTTGCAACCATATCAGCTATCTGGACAAGATCCGATTTAGTAGAATCTACATATTTACATCCATCAAAGCGATCAATTAATTTTCTTTGAAACATCAAATCTAATTTAAGATAACCGCCAAGGCTGTTTAAACTCCTTACAGAACAATTTCGCTCATCTAATTTAATTGCAAGATTATTATATTTATTTAATTTTAACAAGTTTCTAAGATAGTTACATAATACAAAATTAAAACATAACTCTACATCATCTAAAAGACTATCCTTCAAATGATGATTATCAATAATTATATAATGCAATTTAACATCAGTTTTATTTTTTAATTCTTTAAAAATAAACTCTTTCATTTTGGGGGGCATTTCAGAGCCTTTGATTTCGTTATGATAATCAAGGTTTGCATAAATTTTGCTAGTATGTTCTTTTAAAAACTTTACTTTTGCTTTTCTAAAAATTCTTTTGACTTGTAACGGATTATTGCTTTCTACAATCGCTATTACAAAATAACGTCTTTTCCAAGCTTTACTTCTGGTTATCGATCCAGACTCATCGATAAATAACAAAAAAAATACACCTCAATCTACAATTTTTCTAATTATACCATGATCTTATTGTAAAAAAACTTTTATAGTCATAGTTTAAGTGCATAAAAAAGATTTATTTCTAAATAACAGAAAATACAAAAAGCCCTAGTAGTAATTGCATTCTAAAATTTGCAATTACCACTAGGGCTAATTTTCTACTTATTTAAATGTACCAAATGGTTGATTGTTATTTGCATCACGGCAAACAAGATAACCATATTGATTATTTGGACGTGGTTGACGTAACCATACATAACCATCGTGACGAGACCAGGCATCATACTTAACTTCACTATTAACTGGCAATGTTGCAATCAAGGCACTATTTGTCTTAGCACCCCAACGTAAGTTAATTGCTGTACCAGTAATAAAGGTACCTTTCTCAGCAAACCAACGATCGCCCATATCATCAACCCAGTGATTGGATGGAAGCTCAGTTGTAATAGCTGGCGTTTCCTGCTCAATTGGTTTGTTTGGTTCTGGTTTAGGTGCTTCCCTTGGATTAAAGAGGTTAATAGCATTGTCAGTTAATGTAATAGAACCATCAACATTGTATCCAAGCAGATTATCTGTGTGTTGCCACATATCAACATAATTTGCTGATGGGAAGTAATTGAAGTCAGGATTCTTTCCGGCTGCTTCCCCATTAGCTAATGGATATGCCGCTAACCAGAACATATCCATATTTGGATGGATGGCTTCTAAATTAAAGTTAGGCAGTAAGTACTTGTATGTATAGAATCCAGGATGATACCCAGCATTCCGAACAGTATTAAGGAATGCAATCACTGATGATGTTGGCATATTAGAGATTTCAGCATCTAAAATCATTAACGTACCAGGTTGGACATTAGCTTGTGTCTTTGAGTTGGCAATAAAGTAGTTTGCTTCGGCCACCGCTTGCGTATCATTATGGAAACGACCGAAGTGATAGAAGGCAAACCCTTTAATTCCACCACCAGCACTTCGATCAATTAATGAGCGAATATACGGATTTACATAATTGGTACTTTCAGTAGTCTTTACAATCGCATAATCAGCATCGATTGCTTTATAATCATCAACTGTTAAATGACTTTGAAAACTCGCAAGGTCAATTACTGTTTTACGTTCTGTCATTACTTTTTACCTCCTTTATATTTACCAAGAAAGTTGTACTTAGATGGATCATAATCTTCTTGATCTTTTGCTAACTTTGCTTCAAAGAAATCCATGATTGGTTTTGGCAACCACCAGCCCATCTCTGTCCAATTTTCAACAATTGAAATCAAATACTGGTAAATCCAAGCAATTAAAAAAGTGGTAGCCATCGTGCTTGCTCCAATTGTATAGAGATATGGATAAGCAATTACTACCACTAAATAAATTACTGTGTGTTTAATTATTCCAGGGATTCCAACTGAACTGTTAGTTTTTTTAATTGTTTTCTTCGCATAATACGGTTTAATCATTCCCGTAATTAAATCTACAATCATTACAATTGTAAAAGCCCACATTAGTTTATCATCAACTAATGTCTGCATTTGATGCAGCATAAATAAATGATAGGGCAATGTTGATCATCTCCTTTTTGAGGGTAAAAGAAAAACGCCCTAGGTAGGACGTATTAACTAGATTAAATTCAATATTATTTTTTTGATCGTTTTGCAATCTGTTCAGCTCTATTAAATTGCTCTTGCATTTGATTTTTTATGCTTTCGTACGCTTTTACGCAATTTTATTTTGAAGTTCTTTCATCTGCTTATCAAAGAATTTTCGAGCTAATTCAATAAAAATATCCAATTCATGAGAATCATACTTTCTCCCGTCATCTTTTATGGAATGTTCAACAATATCATACATTACATTAATTAGCTTCTTCTCTTCACTATTATCAATATGAAAAAGATAAAGCCTAATCAGTGTTGTAGTATTTTGCAAATTGTATATTGTTTCTTCTATATTACTAGATAAATCTTTAAGGCTATCAACTTTTGACTGATATTCCTTTTCTAGCTCATCTGGATTATGACTAGAAAAGCTTCGATTATCATTTCTGATTTCTTCAATACCCTTTCGCAGTGAATTAAGTTTTTGACAACTAAGCACAAATTTAGTAATAAGCTTACGTACTTCATTAGACCATTCCAATTGGCTTTCATAAAACAACTTTTCTTTGTGCCCCATTTTAGCAATCTCCTTTTGTGTTTTTATAGCGTCACTGCTATTTTCCTTTTGAACTTTTAATGTTTCTTTATTGTTTTTATTTTGAATGTAAGCAGTAATACTATAACCGATTAAACTTACTATTCCTGACACAATTGCCGCAATTAAGCCACTATAGATTACTGCGTTGTTATCGCTACTTGTCAAAACTAACATTGTAACTTACCCCTTAGTTTTTAATGAGTAAATTATATCAAATAAAGCCGCCCACAATAAAAGCCCCATCGCTGTGATGAGACTTATTTATGTATTGTTTATTTCTGTAGCGACTATGTTATTAACTACAAATTATTAATAGCGTGTGCAATTGTCTTGGCTAATCGTTGAGCACCCTTTTCATTCGGGTGTAGGCCATCAACTGTCATTGTATTCTGCGCTGGAATATATGGATTAAGATTCCCATTATGGAAAAGATCAAGTACTGGAATACTGTAATAGCTAGCAACTTCCTTGATGGCGTTAACGTAATCTTCTTCTGTTGCATTAACACTATTCCTACGCACATTGCCATTCACATCATAAGTTCCACCGTATTTATCGGCTTTCATTGGTGTAATGAAGAGTAGCTTAGCGTCTGGATTATTAAACGTTAATCGGGTAACAAGATATTTTAAAGCTCCATAGAAAGTCGTTTGCGTAGTAGCTTCATCGGTCATCACCCCTAATGGGCTATCAAAGAGAAAGTCGTTCACTCCGCCATATATAGTAACTAAATCTTGACCTTTAATTGAATCAACTCGTTCAGCGAAAGAATCAGTTCTCCCTGCTGTTCCTTTCGTAATGTGAGAGCCTGATACTCCTGCGTTAGTTGGATTAGTTCCAATCAATGTTTCAAGATACCATGCATAACTGATCGCTTGTCCACCGTTATCGGTTACTCCACCTGAGGTAATAGAATCACCTAAGCAGGTTACCTTTTTACCAATAAATGGTTGCGAAGCAAGATCAGCCGCATTGCCGTATTCTTTGAAATCATAATACTTGGCAGACAGATTAATCCAGCCAATAATCTGACAATTATAGCTAAGCTCAGTATAATCAGAACTTATCTCAAGCTGATCAGCATTATTAGGATCAACAGCAATGTAATATACATTTTTATTGTCTTTCATTCCATCAGTAACTTTTAACGGAACTCTGACGGGATTTTGATAATCTTTTGGTAGTTTAAAACTGAAATTAAAACCATCAAAATTTCGAGGAAAAACAATTTCTTTCGTATCAAAATCAACAGTAATTTTACCCGCAATCGTAAGATTAGCACGTTTTAGTTTATTGATAGAGTTTGTACCAATTTGATTAAAATATGATGAACTCCGATAATAATCGATCCACCCCAGATACCAACTATTTTCTGGAACATCGTTGATTTCAGCTGCTGCTTTTAGCACATATTTATCGCTGTTATCTGACCAAGTTGCGTAGATAAAACTAGCTAATCCTTTATCATTTAAAGTAAAAGTACCTGGCTGAACCTCCAGCGCATGAGTTTTTGAATAAAAATGAAGAGTGTTGTAGAGCGTAAGAGTCCGTTTTGCAAAATCAATATGAATATCATCATCAGTTGCAGTACAAATTGCTTGCTGCAATGGTGGCAAGATATTATTTTGAATCAAAGTTTTAGTTCCATCATGCCAAACACTAGCGGATTCAGTTACCTTAAAAAGAGAGCTAATCATCTTTGAGGCACTATCAAAAACACCGATAAAGTAATCATCATCTGGCAAATCATTAATATGACCATAGTCAACGAAATCAAATTGTTGTTTGGTAGCGTTAAATCCACAGTAAATAGTTACAAACTTGTCATCCCACGTATAGGTGCCTTCGGGTAAATCAACAACCTCTTTTCCCTCCATTAGGCTAATAAACTTAGCAATTATTAATTGGTGCTTGTCCCAGTCAATTACAATTGGCTGAGCTTGAACAACCCGATAAAGTACATCAAACTGTTTAGTCATTTTAGCCCTTAAGCTTCGATCAGCAATCCCGATTCCTTGGTAAATACCAGCATCAGCCCACTTCCCTTGATAATAAATCCATTTATGTCCAGTATCCTCTGCGATAAACAGCCCTTCCTTACCGTTAGGATAAGTTGTCTGAATAGCATCAGCATTAGGAAACGTTTCGGGCGTCAAGTTCATTTCAGTTAGCTTACGCTCAATCATTTCACTTAGCGCTTTAATATCACGATTATGTTGAACTAATGTTACTACATTCCCTGCGTCAATTTGCGCTTGGATAGCACCAACTGCATCAGCAAGTTTACTCAACGCTGCTCTTGTTTCCGCAGACATATCTTCATTCTTCTTAACTTCTGTCTGGTACTTTTCACGCAATTCTGCTAAAGCATCAACAATCTTACCATTGCATCGCTCTAATACTTCATCAAATTCAGTAACAAAGTAAGGAATGGCAGCACCCATCGTTGGAACACCGCCAAGAACCCGGAACCAAACATTAACGCTAGTAAAGATATTGCCTTGTCTATCTTTTAGGCCAAAGTAACCAAAGAAGATACCTTTTTGAGGGAAAAATTGTTTTGGTAACTTAACAACCGTAATTCCATCATCTAAACTCCCAGCTTCATCTTTATCTTCCCATTCAACGGTAGATGCATCTGCAGACATTTTAAAGCCAGTTCCATCTTCTAATTTTTCAAGGTACTGTCCGACTGAACCTGTCCCAAAGAAATGTAATCCCCGTTCTTTTAAATTAATTTTAGTTTCAGTCTTGCTAGTTTCCCACTGGATGGCTAATTCCGTTCCTTGATCTCCTACACGAGCGTTAAATTGGTTAAACATATCAACCAAAAGGCCGCCTCGTTCAAATTTATAGGTATTAAAGGTAATCAGATTACTAATCTCTTTTGCCATTTATCATCACTCCTTCTTACCAAAAGAATTAAAAATATCATCCATAGACGATGACTTTTTCTTTTCCTGTTGTTTCAGTTCTTCTTCAATACTACTTAAATGTTTATCCAAGTTTTCAAAGCCCTGTGCAATTGCCTCACGTACATCTTTTCCATAACCCTTGTGACGAATAGCATCAGCGATTTGTTTCATAGTATGATCCGTATTATCAAATGGCTCATAATCATAAGCTTCACTTGCCACTATCATCGCCTCCTGTTGTTAGTTTTTCTACTTGTTCCTTTAGTTTATTGAATTCTTCTAAGGGAACCATTCCTTTGCGAGCACGATCGTTATCATCTTGAAGATTTCTTAGATCCTGTCTCATTTGTGCAAGATCAGCACTACTAGCAAAATTTTGCATAACCTTATTATTGTTATTAGCAGATTGTTCTTGAGTTTGAACAACCTGATTAACCATCACTCGCATTTCCTTAAACTGTTGAAAATTGACTTGATTTTCTAACTGATAATCAGTAAGCCCCATCGTCTTATCACCAATCGTTAATGAAGACGCATGGGGCTTTAGTAAATCAATTTCTTTTTGAGTAATTCGTAATAATTGGTTTTTTGCAACATTTGGATTAATAAACATGTATCTATCAGCAACCTTAAAAGATTTAAAGTTTGCCATATGCAACTCTAAAGCCGTAACTTCCCAACTTTGAGGTATTCTTTGAGCCTTTATCCATGCTTGAGCTTGTTGCATTAGAACATTCGGATCATCTACATTATCAAATTCGACAGTTCCTTCAATAATACCGAATTCTTTTTGTAAATCAGGAATATCAATATAGTCTCTACCGTTATTGACAGTAGTAATGGTTAATTTAGGACGTGCAGCATTACTATTATCAACAGTTTGATCTTTCTTTCCTTCTTGTGGTTTAGACCCATCGCCACCTTCTTTAATTAGTTTTACTGGATCTAGCCAACCACCTGCAGGAGAAAAAGAATTTCGAACTGCTTGATAAAAGTCTTGCTTAGTTACGCCAATATGAACATGGTCTGTATCACGATATCCAATTACGTCACCAGTTTTTACTTTTTGCCCAACATTAACAATGATATTAGAGGGAGAACTAAAAGCTTCTTGATAAACGACATTGAATCCTTCCGGCGTATGAATAACCACAAAATTACCTAAACCACCCATAGCTGATTTGATAGTTACCGTCCCACCATGAATACAATGCACTTCTCTACCAGGATGGTCTATTGATCCAAAATCCACACCATCATGATAACTATTTTGACGATATCCGCCATCATTTCCAAAACTCTGAACTTGAGAAAAATGACCTTCCCCAACATCAGGAAAAGGCCATCCCCATGTACCACCAGTTGCATTAGAATGACCACCCCAACGTTTAATACAAGAAATGCATCCACTAATTGGCTTTCCAATAGCTGGATTAGGCGTTTGACCCGCTAAATCCCAAACAGCAGCGGCAGTCCCTTGTAAATAAACGCGGCCAATAGTACCTTTCCCAAACTCTTGATTCCATTTATCCGCTAATGCTTGATTCGGCGCTATTGATCCTTCTGGTGCGCTCCATGCTGGATTAATGGAATTACTATTTGAACAATTTTTAATCCATTCACAAACAGATTGCGCATCACTATATGCATCACCATGTCGATAAGTATGGTTAAGCCATCCGTAGTAAGTTCCTTGTTCTTGAAGTTCATAAGCAAAGAACCATTCAGGGCTTACTCCAGCATTTTTCACCACATCATATAAACGATTAACGTCCACTCCCCAAGCCCGAACTCTCGAAGAACGAGCGGCAAAATCTTGTTTCATATTATTAATATCACTACCCCAAGTAGCATTAATTTCTGATTTACAAAATTCTTCAGGGCTATCTAATGATCCAGAACCACCTTCGCCGCCATCATCACTTACATCAACTTTTGATGGCTCTAGTGTCTTTCCCAACGGAATCAGTCTTGTAATCACCTTAGTAGGATCAATTTGCATACTTGCAGACTTCATATTTTTAGCTAACTGAATAGGAGTATCATCTTTATGATCAACCCCAATATCCGTTAAGTAGTCAATGTAGTTTATTCCGTTAGCGTTGTAAGTAGTCACAATATAACCACCAAGAGATTTAACTAATTTATCATTAATGGCATCGCTAGTTTTGGGATAATCAATTTGTCGATATTGGTCATCCTTATTATTAGTGACATTTACATTCCGAACTTGAAACTTTTTATAGTCAGGAACCTGTGAATTATGAACATCGATTAAAGTTTGTAAAAATTCTTTGGGCGTTTGACCAACACCTTCATAAAATCTTTGGGTGCTATCCATGAGATATGCTTCAATATCTTCAAAAACATATTCACGAATGAATTGTCCGCTTTCTTCCATCGACTTTTTAGGTTTGATAGCTCGTCCACGAAAAATAAGTTCATTATCATCATAAACGTTAACATGAGTATGATAAGGCCTTACGTTGTCCCATAATGGACTTGCTTGATTAACCGTAATAGTCAAATCATCAATATTAGATTCTTTAAGCGTGAGTTTTCCCGAACTAATATGACGATTAACTCGGGGATCCAGTACAATAAATCCTGCTTTATCAGTTGGCTCATTGTAACCAATAATTCGATACACTAGATCATCTCCTCCCGCTTAAATTGAAATTCGATTGTGCCGTTTCCAGATAGATGCATTTTGTTGTCACCCATCTCCAGCACAATTGTGGTTGTCTTGTAATTATCCTGAGTCAAACCAACTTCACCGATTGAATCGTTCTTCAAAGTTACAGCTCCTGAAAGCTGGAATGAGCATTCTACCGGTCGTGAACCAATATTTCTGACATTGATATCCTGATCACCATTGACGGTGAATTTTACAGGTTGCCAGATCCAATGATCAAATGCAACATCATCCCAGTAATCAGCACCTTCGTTGTGGTTCGTATAAGCGAATGGATATGCCTTGAAAGTAACGGTTGCTGTCATCGTTCCCTTGTCCTGGTCATCTTCGACTTCAACACTGGTACACTTAGCAGACCAGTAGTACACCGGATCATGAGAATCAATTAGTTTAGTGAAACCATGTGGCAGTAATTGCCGTTTGAGCTCCTCTTCGTAAGCCTTTCGATCTTGATAAACTTCACCAAAATATACAAACTTATAAGTCAATTCACGGGTCTTAAAAAAGCGTTCCTGATCATACATTGAGAAATCATATTCTCCTTGCATGTAAGGGACGCTTTCTGTAATTTCTTGTTCTTCTGGCGTAGTTGCTGTTCGATCAATCAACCACCAATCATAATCAGAAGAATTAAAACCAGCAAAGTCGATATATTCTGCATTTTCTAAGTATTCTGGATCAGTCTTTATAGGTCCTAATCCACGAAAAGAATAGTCATTATTTAAGAATTTCATCGGCTCCACCTATCCTTTAATGCTGTATTTTGACCTAAGCGGTAATCGTATTGATCCGCTGTATAGCCAACAAGAGTGCCATCGTCAAGAACCATTGTCGTGTCTTTATTAAGTAATTGACGAAGCAAAGCATTATTCTGCATTTGTAACTGACTATCTTGAATTGCCAGACTACCAGTATAATTTGAATTAATTGAACTCAAGTTACCGATACTTGCTCCAATATCAAAACCAGGTGTAGTAATAGCCTGTTGAATTTGGTTAGCCATATCACTAACGTTTGATTGAACATCACCGAATCCATTAATCAATCCGTTATTAAGTCCGTTCATAATTGCTTGACCAGCCGGGATAAGAAGCTTCCGGTCATAACTGATTGGACCTTTATGCTCTTTGATCCAATCGGCAATCCCACTTACCCAGTTCTTAATACCATTCCAAATTGATTTCATACCGTTCCAAAGCGAATTCATGATGGCTCTACCGGCAGCACCTAAATCTATATGAACAACTGATTTAATGAAATTAACACCTTCACTGAATAGCGATTTAATACCATTCCATACAGCAGAAACAACACTCTTTAATCCATTCATTACACCGCTAAAAATTCCAGCTACTCCGCTCAATACACTAGAAACAATGCTACTAATTGCATTCAGAACAGTTGATACAACATTCTGGATTGCATTCCAAGCTCCCGACCAATCGCCTTGTATTGCGGCAGTAATAGCTTGAATTATTCCAGCAATAACGTTCAGCACGGTAGATATAATAGTAGTAATAACGTTCCATACTGTACTTACGACAATACTGAATGTATTCCAGACCACATTCCAAATAGCAACAATAATTGCCAAGCCTGTTTGAATTACTGTACCTAGCATCGTAATAGCAGTAGATACAACTGTTGAAATTAATTGCCATACAACTTGAACAATGGGTACAAGCATATTCCACACAGTTTGAAAGACGGTAACAATTGTGATTAGGGTTGCTCCAATGATCGCAACTACACCAGCTACAATCGGAACAATAATTGGAGCTAAAGCCTGCCAAACAGCAACAATTGCATTGATAATACTATTAAAGACATTAACAAGCCCTTGCCAAATTGGAGTAACACCCGCCACAATTGATGTCCAAATTCCAGTAAAGAATGTAACCAATCCTTGCCAATAAGGTTTAATAAAATTAACTACCTCATTAATAGCATTACCAATTGCATTCCAAACAGTAGTAGCCACTCCAACCAAACTCTGCCATGCTCCAGATAACCACGTAGTAAAACTTTGCCACAAAGCTCTACCCGTTTTCGTTTGGGTAAAGAAATAAGTTAAGGCTGCAACAACAGCTACAATTGCAACAGCGATAATTCCCCAGGGACCTAATGAGGCCACTGCACTGAATGCTTTCATCGCTCCACCAGCAATCTTAGAAGTTTTAGCAAGTGTTGACATTGCTTCACTAAACGCCATTGCCAAATTCCCAGCTTTTGCAATCACACTTAAACCAACTATTGCAGTTCTTAACGTTGTAAATATTGAGATAACCTTATGGGCTGCCATAACTGCACCCACAAAGCCTAATATTCCTACAACTGCTGTTCTAAAAATATCATTACTAAAAGCAGATTTAAGTGCTCCGCCTACGACTTTTACGAAATTAAGAATTACAACAGTAGCATTAGTAACGACTGGTCCAATAACTTGAAAAGCGGAATTAATGCTTCCCTTCATGTTGTCTAGGACTTGCGCAATGCTTCCAAAGCCCGCTTGCTTAAAACCATTATCAATTGCCGACAACATATTTGCTAGGTTTTTGACAACGGCATTTTTTAAGTTTGCAAAAGATGTTCCAATTCCTTCACTGTTTTTCTTTGCTAGTTGAGCAAAGCCATTAACTCCACCGTTCAGTTTGATAAAGCGATCATTCAACTGATCTACCGTAATTTGTCCTGACTGCAAAGCTTTATAAAGGTCTTGTTCAGCAGACTTACCAGTAAAACCAAATGAATTGGCGACTTTACGTAATGCAATTGGCATGGTTTCCATCAATGTCCGATAAGACATTAAATCAACCTTACCAGTTGAAAGCATTTGCGTATATTGTTGAAGTCCACGAGAAGTATCGGCAACACTAGCACCAGAGGCAAGGAAGGCATTATTCAAGGCAATCGCCGACTTAGAAGCTTTAGTTGCACTACCAGTTAATGGTGCTAATTGTTGGGCAACACTTGTAACATCCTGCAAAGAAGTAGGTAAGCCATCAACTCCCTTGGATAAGATAGCGGTTGACTTTGCAACATCCTTAGTCGAATAATCCAAAGCCTTCATTACTACCGGATACTTGTTTAATGTATCAAATCGGTTAATGGCGCCACTCATTGAATCTTTAACAACATCCCATGCTTTACCAGCGATCGCAACTACACCCATTGCTCCAGCCATCGATTTAAAGGTGCTCGAAATACTAGAACCACCTGCACTAACAGTTTGAGAGGTTGACTGGGTTTCACGGCCTAAATTATTAATCGATTTAAGCGCCTTATCTAAAGTTGCGCTAAAACTCTCATCGTATGCTGATAATACCGCTTCAACGCTCATTGACTGTGACACTAGCCATTACCTCCTTTCTGTTTTTGCTTCATCTTCCGGAATTCACGCCACCGTTTAGTAATTAAATCCATTCGTTGCTTTTCAGCACTAGCTTTACTTACTGGTTGATAGTCTGGTTCATAATTACCACGAATTTCATCAATAAATTTATCGTAGTCAAAGAATTGACTAAACTTTTTATATTTCGGTACAGGGTGCTTTTCACTACCTTTTGTTGCTTGGACAGATTGATTGAGAAATGCTTGAAGTGCAATATCTCTTTCTTGCCCTACCCGTTTTAATTGGTAAGCTTCCATTCGCAATTGGTATTCAGCTATTCCCATATCTTCAATATCTGAAATATTTTGAAAGCCTAGATAAGCCAATGAATTCAATAGAATTTCATGATAGCTTTGATCAGACGTAAGCTTACGACTTTCTAGGCTTTTAGGTTTTTTACAACAGGTTTAGCGGTATTACTTGCTTTGATTTCATTAATTACACGACTGAAAAGACCATTTAAATCCTTGCAGTTATCAATGTAATTATCGATTTGATCTTGCGTTACATTGTCCTTTGCAGCTGCATATAAAGTATCAGCTAAAGCAGAAGCATCTTTGGTCATTAAGGCTGGCATAAGAACAGTTAATCCCATTCCAAAATTCATTTTCATACCATTTCGTTCACCTTCAACTCCTCGATTTTTATCAAGGTTACGTAAAAATTTAACGCCAAAAATAAATGAATAATCCTTACCATCAATCTTTAATTTCATTAGTTTTCCTCCTGTTAATTAGCTGGATTGGTAGCTTCTTCTTTTTCATTAGCACCAATACCACGATCATCATCTTTAAATGCTTCGCCACTACCTTCGCCATCATCAGCGATCTTGGCGAGGTCACGGAATACATAATCAATTTCTTCCTTAATATCTGCTGGAAGAGCTGTCCATCCCCGCTTAGCTACACCATCAATCGTAAAGGTTGCATCACGTGTTGAGTGATCATCAGCATCGTTATCGTTAGAATCTTCAGAGACAATCCCACGCATATATTCGGCGTAAACTTTTCCATCTGAACGAACCCGATCAAGGTGAACCTTCCATACTTCAATCTTCTTGTTAAAGTACAGAGAGTCATAGATGTCATCTGCAGCCTTTGAAATTGCATTTAAGAATTCTACTTCTAAATCTGTTTCGATATTAGAAGCAGTCGGAACATTTCCCATCTTTGTAGTCGTCGAATCTGTATCCCTTTTAGGATCATAGCTTAATGATGTTTGATAAGGGATTAATTGTGCCGGTTCCTTCTTGGCATTTTCTAATAGTCGTTCAAAAAGGACTGCATTCTTCCCTTCCAATACTGGATATGTTGCCATATTTATCCTCCTTTATTTCAAATCAAAAACGAGTGTTAAATAACCGTGCTTTAACACGGTATTTGGAACACTCGTATCAGTTAATAATTGTTGTTCTTGTTCATTTGGACGTCCTTGCCAAGCATAATGGTTAGTTCGAACACCATTCATACCCAACCGTCTTAAATCATCTACTATTCGTGTTACCTGCTTACGTTGATTGACTTTTCCCCACACATGCAAGGTTAGGGTTGTTCTTAAACTCGTTGTATCCTTATACCCAGTCATAATAGATTGAGTATCATCAATAACAACGTAAGGATAAGTAACTGTTTCATTTTTCTGTGGTGGATGATCAAACGCCGGATATTTCTTTTTTACTTGAGCAAAAATAAAATCATATATTTCTTCGTTTGGTGAATACACTTGATCACCTACTTAAATAATTTATTCAAGTCATTAGCAAACTTCATTGATTCAATTGCAAAAGCTGGATGTAATGTCGGTCGTGCTGCCATAAAGCGCGTCCCATATTCAAGATAAGGGAAATACTCAGTTTGAGGAGCAACCGTTGCAGTTAAACCATTATTAGAAATTGTATTTGTTACGGATCGTCTAGTATTCCCGGTAGGACTAACCATTGTTAATCCAGTTCCCTTTTTCCATTCATAATGACCCTTATACAAATTATTCATATTCTGTTGTGTTTGCTTCTTCAAACTTGCACCATGTTTAGCAACAACCTTCTTAACTGGTGTTAGATCCTTATTTTTCTTCAAAAAGTTTGCTAATTCCTTAGTTCCTTTAACATCGACCTTGAATGAGTTAGCCATTATCTTCACCCACGATTAATGTTGTCCCTTTTAAGGGTTGACGTTGTATTTCAAGACGATACTTAATAGATCCATCATCAATAGTTAAATATGACCAGAGTTCATTTACTGGAGCGTCCAGACGTACTACCTTAGCATTCTGATTTAACTTACTAAATAATTCAACTAGTCGATTAGTACCTACATCAGTAACGTTTGCATACCGTTTTGCTACCAACTTAGGTTCTGCAGGAGTATCTTCATCTGAATACGGATCATAACTATTTTCATCTTGATAATAAAATTTAATTATCTGCGTTTTTCGCATTTTTACTCATCCCCGCATAAGGATTAATAAAAGAAACGGCACCAAGAGATTTAACATCCTTTTGGTTTCGCCGTTTCCATAAATCAATATCATCTAGGAAATCATCAAAATCAGAAGAATTAAAAGTAATACTTTCTCCTTCTTGACTATACTGACTCATTCCTTCATTTTGTAGCCGATTAAATCGCCGAACTGAGACTTCCAATTCAATGTACCCTAACTCTCCAGGTATCTTTTCGTCTTTAGTTAGTTCTAACTTAAATCGTAAAGCTTGGTCTGTATTATCAATGATCAATTTCAGCAAAGCATCACGGTCATCATTTTTAATTCCAAGCATTACTTTTAAGTTTTGCAAAACCGTATTCTGGTCCATTCAATCACCTACTTACCAGTAGACTTAGCACCACTGATTGTTGACAATACAATGCCGTCCAAACGTTCTGTAGTCAATACATTAGCCATTGTTACAACGGTTTCGTATGACAAATTGTTATTAACTGCATCATGAGTTACACCAATTAAACCAGTTTCATCAGAAGTCATGTTAAATAACTGACCAACGGATGAAATTGGAGCGTAGAAGTAATTAATATTATCAGCAACTGTTGTAGCAATCGTTCCCTGTGGTACTTCAGCGCTTAGAATAATAGTGTTAAAGCCAAGGAAATTTTGAATGTATTGCAAACCAAAGGCAGATTGAACAGTAAGAGTTTGATTACCTAACCATGCGTATAGATCAAGCGGGTTAGCAAAGGCAACGGTTTGAGTGTCGTAATCTTCCCACTTAACTGAAAGTTGCCCAAGAGCAGCAGCCATCGCCTTTTGGAAGTCGTCGCCAGAAGCGGTAGTCTTGTTTGCATCAGACTTGGTGATGTAATCAAATAAGTCCTTTTTAACATCCTTTTGAATTTCTCGAAGTAGCTTATTATCAGTATCAACGATAGCAGGTGTAGCACCACCAGCAGACTGAATAGCTTCGATGGTAGTTACCTTACGATACTTTTTAAAGCCTAACGTTAGAGTATTAGCGAGCTTACGAGTAACTTTACTTAAAGGAATAACTTCCCCTTCAGCAACATTACCATCGACCTTAGTTACTTCTGACTTGTAAATCTTAATCTGTGAGCCAGTGGTCATTGGCTGCATGCGAATAACTCCCAATGCATTCAATAAAGTTTGAATCCCCCGAGAGAATTGATCAACAAAATCTATAGATTGTGCAACCAGATCTGTGCTTGTCGTTAAATTAGTTTCAGCCATTTTATATTCCTCCTTTATTTTTCATACTGGGACAGATTATCCCGAATGGCTTGGACCCGTTTAATTGGATCCTTGATCTTTGCAATTTGTTCCTTAGTCATTGTAGTAGCAGGAGCACCATTAATTCGTGGTGACTTTCCCTTCAATAGTTCTTGACGAACATTTTCTTTGATCCGGTTATAAGCCTTAAGAAATGCTTCACCACGTTCTTTAGTTGTTTCTGCTTTATCAGTAACAATTAAATTGATATCTTCATCAGTCGGATTATCGTAACCACCATCAATTAATTGTTGCTTAGCTGTATCACGCATTTTATAACGAGCCAATTCCGCTTCAGCATCTTGGGCACGTTTTTCAGTTTGTTGAAGCTTGTACTCTTGCTTTTGATCCTTATTCATCTTGGCAAGCTTAGTAGCTTCACTCTTAGCCTGGTCAATCTCCTCTTGCTTATTTTTCAAGGCTCGATTAACTCGGGCTTTTACAATATCGTTTAATTCTGCTTGAGTAAATGTCTTTTCACTTTTACCGTTATTTCCATCATCAGTTCCTTCAGGTGCACCATCATTATCTGGAGCTGGCGTTGGATCTTCAGCAAAAAATTGTAAACGCATTGGTAATTTTTCAAACATAAATACACCTCGTTTATAGTCCGGTGGACTGTAATATCCGGGTTGCTCTTTAACGACTGCAACAAGTAAAAAGTCCAAAATAAAAAGCACTCAGATTATTTTTCTGAATGCTTTTTAGTAGTATTTTCTTTTAGCCATTTCTGGATTGCTTCATGAACTTCCTTTTTCGGCTTTCCACCAGTTTTTATACCAGTTGTCGGCCATTCCCACCATCTTTTATCCGAAAAAGGCTTTTTATCTTCCATTTTATTCACTCCAAACAATCGTCAAAATTCCATTATCGTTTACATAAAATTTTTCAACTTTGAACCTAGTATTTCTAGGGAAAAGAACTTCCTGTTCATTTGTATTATATTCAGAAATATCTTTTCCTGTCTTGCTATTTTTTATAATAACATGAATTTGTTCTTTTCCTTCGCCATAATGGATTTTTGATGTTGAAATGTAGGCTGGATCCTCAAACCAACCATTATCCATTTGTAATACAAAATTTTCTTTTTGCTCAGCATCAGCAAAGAAATAATCACGTTGAAGAGGCTTATCATCATTATAAATTGGCATCTTAGCAAGAGCTGCATCTAAGTATTCAACGAACTGTTTATCTTCATTAGAAACATGGTCTGACCTTAAATCATCATTGATTTTATAAGCATCAGAACTAATATACCTATTCAGCGCAGCATGTTCTTTATCATTCAATGCTAAATTCTGTTGTCCATCGACCCATGTCTCACTAATTGAACAGCGACAATTAGGATGAGTATCGTCTGGTATTTTAGGAACTTTACTAATTCGATAAATACCATCACCAAAGCCATTATCTTGTGTCGCAATCTTTCGACACTCATCACAGGCTCTTGGCTCCGCAATCCACTGGACAAATTGATAACCATTCTTTTTAATTGATTCAATCTGAGCAGAATATTGAACCCGTGCTGATTCTGTTCTAGCAATGCGTTCAGTAACATAACTGTGATTTTTGACAGTGGTTTTTACTTTATCTCTTAATTGTCTTGCTACAACTCGCGGATTCTTACCAGTTAAAATTCCGTTGGTAATAACCGTATCAAGTTGGGCTTTCAAAACATCTTGATTAGCCCAAATTCGTTGACTAAAAGTTGCTCCATTAATTTGCTTCATTACTTGTTTAGCAATATCTTTAGAAGTCCAAAATGAAGCATTTTCGGCAGAATGATTTAGAATACCAGACTGACGTTTCAGCTCATCAGTATAATCTTTGCCAATTTTAGCTTGTATATCAGCATCAATATTCATTCCGGCTTCAACCATTGATAAACCAATTTTAGATTTTAATAGATTCAATCGATTATATCGCATTACCGTATTATAATTCCTTAATCGTTCATTAACTTCATCAGAGAAATCATTGTAAGTAACATGCTTCCCTTGTGCTCTTAAACGATTAGCTTCCTGAACTACCTTCTTAGCCTCTGTTTCATAATCAGCAATATCAGTAGCAGATACTTCCTTTTGAGCTTCAGCATATGAAACTTTATTCCGGACAGCTAAAGAATTTATCTGATCTTCAATGTCTTTATTAATCTGGACAACGGCTTGATCATAATACTGTTGAAGGCGCTGATTAAATTGAGCATCTTTGCTTAATTGTTCTTCTTGCCATTTACGTTCTTGAGCAATACGATCAGCCCAATAATTATTCTTCTTCGTCATCGGAATCACCGTTCTTCCGGAATCCAACTACCTCTTTATCGTTTTCTTTTTGATCATCCATTAGCATTTGATCCGTAGCAGAAGCAGAATGTTGAAGTGCTTGGTTCATTTCTTCCTGCTTCTCTTTTTGCATACGCTCAACTTCTTTTTTAGGATCATCAATTAAACGACTGTTCCGGAATGCAGTTTCTTTTGATACAACCCCTGATAGTTTTTGTAAAGTATCAGCTTCTTCGGAAATATCAATTGGTAAGTTTTGTTTAAAATCAAAGAGTAAGTCTTGCCAGGCATCCTTATCTTTGACTACTTGATCAGCACTAAACACTATTCGATATAACTTCCGGAGTGCCTGAGTAAATTTACGCTCTTTATTAGCTGCCATATTTCGCATTGGAAGTAACTTATATTGCAAAGCTACCCCAGAACTATTGCCAGCAAACGCTTCATCATTAAGATTAGCAACCATACTTACCTGGTAAATCATTGAAACAAGACGGTCAATAATATGTTCTTGCATATTGTCGCCATCTGGTTTTGAAATAAATTCGACATCGGCATTAGCAGCATCAGCATTAGCCGAATAAATCATTTGGTTACCAATTAAATTAGCATCCGGTCTACCATCACCATCTTCATCTAAATCAAGACCAAGAATTTTAAGATAAGCATTATCGAAATATTCCACTTGATTAGCTTTCTGTGATAACACTCGGTCTAATTCATCGATTAATGTTTTCACATTATCAAAAACACCTTGTCGCTCTTCATTTCCATAAAATTCAACCGCCGGCACTAAGTTATACATATTGTTTTGATCTGAATCTTCAACAACACTACCCTTGAAAGTTTTAATTTTATTAGCATAGTAAACCATTCCGGTCCATAAACCACTTTCGGTATCTTTCCAGTAGCGAACAAAAGCAAAAGGTTTTCTAGCAACCGTATCATCATAAACCATGAAAGCATCTGTAGGAGAAGCATAAGCAATACAAGTATTTGCACTTTCGTCTTGATAAATAAAAGCAAACGAACGTCCGTAGATATCCGTTTGCTTACTAATTTCACTCAATTTGTCCTGGAACGAATTAGTGTCATTCCATTGCTGTAATGCTTCATTCTCATTCTTATCATCTAAAGTAATCTTAGGTGGGATTCCAGTAAAGAATCCATTATAAGTATCAACAATATAGTGCGGTAAATTTGCTACTAGCCGATTATCTGGTCCATACATCCGTCGCTGTTGATTCAAGATATCGTGATTACCTAGATACATTTGCATGTTATGTTTGTAATCCTTAGCGTACTGAATATTTCTTCTCATGAACGACAGTAAATCATGCGGATCAAGTTCTTCTTCATCGGCTGGATAGATAAAAATATGACCATCTAAAATTTGTCCTTTACCGTTTACTGTTTCCATTCAATCACCACCTAAATATAAATATTTTTCATTACAGTTGCCTTTGGACTAGCCATTCCGTTGATTTCAGATAAAGCATACCTGATAGCATCGATTTCGTGGTTGTAACTATCGACAGGCTCATTGGTGTATTCACCAGTTTGTTTGTCCTTCTTGTATGTATAATTTTCCAATTCCTCAATCGTTTTCACACACCGGTCATCAACGACTAAGTGATATTGCTGCATAAATGAAAGTCCCTGTATAATGCTGTCCTTCCCCTTTTTAGCTGGACGAATCCGCGAGATACCATCGCGTTTAATTTCAGCAATCGATTTAGGCTCAGCAGCATCAGCAGTAATAACTTCCTTGCTATAACCCATTTGTTTAATTATTCGGGCAATATCATCGTTCAACATACCGTGCTTAGCGTACTCCTCCATCACGTAAATTGTTTGGGTGTTCTCATCGACTTTAACATGCATGAAGGCTGTTTCATCGTTAGTGTACCCAAAGTCCAAGCCGAAGTACGAGGGAAGCTGTGATAAGGTTCGAATACTTAACCGACGTTTTTCAAACTCTGGAAAGACCAGCTTATCCAATGTGGCAAACTCCCCTAGCGTATAGATTTTATAATAGGCCGGGTTGGTTTGTTTTAAGTTCTCAATCGTTGCAATGTTATCAGCGTCCAAGAAGTGATTATCCTTGTAAGTTGATTGGTGAATTGATACTCGTTCCGGATTAACCTTTGCTTTCGGATCAAACCATTGCTTGTAGGTCCAGTTCAACTTACTAACCGGATTAAACATACAGAATAATTGTCGTTTCTTATGCTTAGGTTCACGTAGACGAAGAGTGAGTTGCGTAAAATCATCTTGATTAAACTCAGACGCTTCTTCCATGACAACATCAGATAACCCTTTAATCGATTTAATCTTTTCCGGATCATCCATCCCTTTAAATAAGAAAACCGCACTATTCGGTAAATGAATAGTACGGTTTGACTTATTTACTCTACACAGAGGTAGAAGCTGCCAGTTAGATAGACAATCAATCACATCGGCAAAGATAGATTCTTGAATTGTTCGATCAACTTTCCGAAGCCATAGCACTTTACGGGGATGCTTCCAGTGTTGGAGTGATTTAAGTACAACTTTCTGCACTACTCCATGCGATTTACCGGAACTTGCTCCGCCGTACCAAACTTCGACAAAATGATTATAGTCAAAAAGGTTATCGTAAATCTGTTTATTGAAGACATTAGCAGGCTTAGGAAAATTAAGATTAATCTTCGTCATCATAATCCCCCATTCCCACATCAATCTGAACATCGCCAGAAATAACTTTTTTATCAGTCCATGCGGCGTGACGCTTACCGATTAATTCCGCCGCTTTAATGCGATCTTTTGCCGACACTTCAACGTCTTCATAAACGCCCTTAGCAGTAGCAACTGATTCTGTTTGCTCACCACGCATAACCGAAGTAAGATACTCCATCACTTCGGTCATATCAGCTGTTTTCTCCGACTGAATTTCAGCATTGCGTTTTTCGATAGCAGCTTTAATATTAGGTTTTCTTAGGTTTTCGGTTGCCGTAACAGCAGCCGTCTTCTTAGAATAACCAGCTTTGATCGCTGCCTGAGTAGCATTACCCGAAATAATGTACTCATCGACAAATCGTTGTTGTTTCTGTGTTAATTTTTGAGTAATGCTACTCACCTCCTAAAATGTAAAACTGACTTTTTTACCAAAATAGACTATTCTTTTTCATCCAAAGCGTAATACATATCTTCTAAAGCACTTAATGAATCTCGTAATGTTTTCTCCACAAAATCCAATTGGTTAGAATTCATAAGTACATCATCTCTTGCCATATCGATTACTCTCTTCAATTGTTGAAAAAGTGACTCCGTGGCGTCTTTATTCCCATAATAGAGGGTCTTATCACGCACCGCATCTATTAATGCTAGGTTGTTTTTCAGTACATGTTGATATAACGATAGATTATAATTTTTGGGTAGTTCATACATCATCATTGTAAGCAGATCTAACTGCAATTTTTGTATTGCACTCTTTTCTTCTTCTTTTTCTTTTTGTTCTTTTTCTCTCTCTTGTCGCTCTAAGTATTCTTTTTCTCTTTGATCTTTCTGTGCAGTATATTGGTAAGAAAAATATGTTAACACAACAGGTATACTAACGCTTCCCACCCAATCTGCAACTGAACCAGTATTAACCGTTAGCCAATGCCACAATTTATTATGACGCCAAACGGCAAACACTAAAAACAGCAATAATATTATTAAAATGTAATATTGATACTTTTTATAAAACGTTTTTACAGTTTCTTTCATAATAAAAATCACCCAACTAAACATAATACAAAAGCCTAGCCACAATAGCTAGACTTCCGTTGGGAGATTAAGTTGTTGTTAACAATAAAAAGCAAATTTTTAAATTGACGCAACTCACTTAGTTATTATTATCATCAGAAGCGATTGAAGGGTATTCATAATTAAGTTTCAAAATCATTTCACAGAATTTAATAATTCTTTGAGCTTCTTCTTTTGAATTAATTATGATTTCGTGATTTGCTTGATTTCCAAACTGTCTGATTTGGTTAATCCATTGTTCGCTTCTTGCTCCAGCATAATGATTTTCGTTTAAATAATTTACATATTGAATAAATCTAAGTCCGCCATCAGCACCTAAATTAGTTGCAATATGCATTAATAATTTTCTACACAGCAAAACAACTCCTGTATAGGCACCAGCCGCAAATGAACTACGTGCTTCCTCGTATACATCGTTCACTTCATCAGGAACATTTTTTACGGGAGAACCAAAACGATTCCCTGGTACTTGGATATCTTCATAAATAAAGGTAGGCATATGACAATGCGTACAAATATAAACACCATCTCCGGATTGATAACTTACTTTCCCAGGTTCATCTATTATTAATGGCATCCCCCTATCACTTGAAACCTCGCGCCCACAATAGCCGCAAACATAACTTTTTTCCAAAACACTATCACTTTTCCATTTATTATAATTTGTATTATATAAATCATCGATCATTCTATTTTCACCTCATACATATGATACAAAAGCCCAGTCAATTAGACCAGGCTGAGGTAAAAATAAAATAATAGTAGTTTAATGTCATCCCGGACAAATAATTTTGGGATATTATTGTATGAATATCGAATCATTCGACAATATCATTATCACATTTTTATCAAGAATTGCTCATCCAACAATTGCCCATCAATTTATCATTCCTCATCTGGATAAACATGTAAGTCCTCTATTTCAGTGTGAATACCATGCTTAACTAATTGAAATTCAAAACGATCAGCAAACTCGCATAATGCTTTCTCTTGTTTTCGACTGTATGTTGACGAACTAATACTTAATTCCCTGGCAATGTTGTACGTCAACATTTGGTCTGAATAACGACTTAACAATATCCGTTGCGATTCCTTTGTCATGTTTCGCATTGCACAACCCACACAATCGACTACTTCTTCTGCCAACCAAATATTTAGCATTCGACTTTCACTCCCGTTACCATGACTAGGTGCTTTAGGCATTCCGTCCATTCCAGGTGACTTCAAATCAAATCGTTGTTTCCCAGATAAAGCTAGATAGCGATCCAGCTTCTTTTCAAGAAACTCAGTAACCTTCCGTGCAGTTTTCAAACAATCTATATCTAAGTTCAAATCTGTTTGCATGATGTACCCCCGCTATCTGCTATAATAATTAAGGTTAATATTTTTAAGTAAGGACACATCAAGCACGGTGGGTCCTTTTTATTATGGGTTTTTCTTACCAAGAAGGAAACCAAACAAAAATACGGCGAGTAATAATATTGCTAATAAAATCATGATAGTTCCTCCACTTTAGCATCAATCGGTACTGTAAATAGTTGATCACCACTAGCTTCCCGAATAGTAAACATATCGGCCGATTTATTATAACCAACCACATAATATTTTCGGTTGTTGTAAATAACAGGTTCATTATTTTCTTCATGCTTTAATGCTTCTTCAAATGTCATATATCTCACCTCGAATGAAATAATAAAAAAAGCGCTCCAATTAACCATGTTAACCATACTGCAAAAGCAAGGACATACAGAACGCTTTTGAGTGTAATTTTCTTCTTGGATCTAGGCTTGGTGTTTTCAAATTCCTTAACGTATTCATCGGGATAAGTTCTTTTCTCACCCAATTTAAATGCAGTTATCTCTGCTCTAATTTGTTCGTCACTAGTAGGTGTAACAGGAATTTTTGTAATTTTAGCCGAACTATTATTCATGTGTAAGTTTGACTCAAAAGCATCCCAAACATTCTGATAAAATTCTTTCTTACCATTTGCTGATACTTCATAAATAAATGGCTCAACTGGATAAGCTTCCAGTTTTTGGTTACCACATTTAATTTCCATTAATTAATCCTCTCATAAGTCCGTTCAAATATGTCTGATTCAATTCTCCAGTGTTCACCATCAATTCCAGTAGCAATCCAATCGCCTATATTTAATATCGAAGCTCCTTCTTTTGTGTAAAAACTATATTCATTACCTGGAGAATAGTATTTAATGCGATACCTTCTTATCATTTCATCAGAACCATCGAACTGTTCAGCTTCGATTAAGGCTGTCTTTCTGTATTTGTGTAGCATTATTCTTCCTCCTCATTTAGTGACCGCCCACATTCAGGACAACGCTTAACAGGAAAGATGGTTTCAAAAGCATCATCTTCATTTGTCCATAAGTGCCAACCATCTTCTCTTAGTATCAAGCCCATAGAATGCCCTGGTACGTCTTCAATTGGCTTTACATAATGATTTCCACCTTTTTCATGACAGTACGGGCAATTCTTTTGCTTTTCAGTTAGTTTCATCAGATAAACTCCTTCCACACATAGGACAAAAATTGAACTTTTCCTTTAAGTCAAGCTGATAATCTGTTTCGTAATTCCACCAAGCCCACACTTCAACTTGACCGTTATCCTTAAGTTCAATGCCTACAAACGGATCAGAGTCCATATCAGTTTGAAAAGAATAGTCTGTGTATATGCTAGTATGACAGTACGGACAATTCTTTTGTTTTTCAGTTAAACCCATAACCAATCAATCCTTCCTCAACAATTTTTACTGCATCCCCAGCTGACCTAGCAATTCCATGAATAATTTCTCGCTTAGTTAGCATTTCATGAAATCTAATTTGATCCGCTCTCGGCTTGCCTTTTTCATTCTTCACTTCAATGTAAAACACTTGATGATCTGACCAACGAAATCCGTATAAGTCCGGGTGGCCACTTGGTACACCAGCTGAGAAAAATCTTCCGTCCGGTGTCTTGACTGAACCAACATTTACTCGGAACACTGTGCATTGGTGCTTTGACAAGGCAACCCGAATATCGTTTTGAATTTTATGTTCACTCGTCATCTTCAAACTCCATAATACTTTCGACTGCGGTAACTGGAATAATGACACGATGAGGAATTGTTTGTAAATTCCGCATTGCTAATCCATAGATATATAATCCAGTTGTTCCGTTTAGCTTAAATTTTCTGAGAATATCATCAATACCGCCCTCAGCTTCATAGAAATTTCCATTAATTGTAAAAACTTTTGTGTGCACTGTTTTTCCTCCTAAGGTTGTCACTAAGTTGCAACTAGTGTAACCAGCTTTAGCCTTACTCTCTCAAGGGATCTAGTTATGGTTGCGAGGTTGCGACTTGCTTTCAACTTTTTATAGCGCATATATATTATTTATATATATTTATTTTTTATTATTAAAATAGTGTAGTAGTAACAACCTATACCTCACAATCATTGATATAACAACGTTTGTTAGGGTTGCGACTTGTCGATTTTTAGGCACAACCAGTGTCAACTAGTCGCAACCTTTCTATATCCTCGATGAGCTAAGCCCTTAATTTTCTTACTACCAGGTTTCCAATCATGCCGGTTATCCATCACATACTTAATCTTCTTGGCTAACGAGCGATTCTTAACCAAATTATCTTCGCCTAATTGATGAGCAATTTCTGAACTCTCAATCCAATCATCGTCCCAAGTGCTTAGAACTCGTTCAATTTGATTTTCAGTTTCATCAATATACATAAACGACTTCCGATTATCCTCGATGAGCTTCTGCTGCTCCTTCGTCAATTGAAAACTAAAGCCTTCTTTGTAAAGTGCTACAGCTTCGCCCCAAAGATGGTCAACCATAGCATCATCAAGATCAGTTACTGGATTAGCCATCGCTCGGGACTTATCAGCCATGTTGGGTAAGAATCGTCGTTCACCAGTTTTATCTTTTAGATAGGTCGATTCGTTGGTTGTCCGGGCCATGACAAAATTCTTTGGCCGGCGGATTGTATGTCGTCCATATGGTGGCCGGAACTCTAATTCTTCGGCTGAAATAAATTTCTTCAAATTCTCAAAGTCAGAATTATTAGTAGCGGTCATTTCATCATCGTTAACAATTAAAGCCCGGAGCATATTGGCAAAATTATCTTTATCTTTGAAATCAGTAAATTGGTCAGTGTACCAACCATGGGCTAACTTTTTCAAGAGTGTGGTTTTTCCTACACCTTGGCCACCGACTAAATCAAACACCCAATCAAATTTACTTTCCGGTTTATAGACTTTCATCACCGCTCCAACTAAAAATAATTTTGTCTGCAGTGTTGTTACTTCACCGCTGGGCACTCCTAAATAGACTGGTAGGAAATCTTTAATTCGTTCTTTATGATCCCAATTCTTGTAACATTTCTCCATATATTCTTTTACTGGATTATATGGGTGCTGCCTTGCCTCAACTGTGATTGCCATATTCAGTAATTTTTCTTGAAACATTACCGCATATTCATCTTCAATGTAACGAAGCATGATTGCCATGTAGCTATCATCAAGTTGGCCTTTCTCGATAAAAAGTTGTGGGATATCTTTTACCACATCGATTGAATAGGCAAATTCGTTGTATCGAAAGGTGCCATGCAACAATGGATCACCGTTAAGAATTAAGCCAACGTTTTTAAGGCTGTTCGTTTTGGGATTACCTTGTGCATTTAATTCAAATTCAATCGGTTTGCGAATCACATTATCCGCCACGTATTTCACCCCCGTTTCTCAAATCACGTCTTAGCATTGACTGGAATGTCCGGTTCACTTCCTCTTCTGGTAGTGGATCGGGCGTATTCTCATTACAAATCATCGCTAATTGATAAGCTGCTTTAGGATTAACACCCCGAAATAGTAGTGCGCCAATCATGCCGGCCAAAGTTTTATTTCGCATTCCTTTATCACCTAAACCATTAGCAATTGTTTCTAGCAAATCAGTAGTCGAATTCCGTTCACGAGGCTTAATTACAAAATCGTTTGGAGTGTTACGCCGATTGCTTGCTCGCATCTGATTAATATTTACAACTAAAGATTTAGGAGCAGTAACGATTGGATTCTTATTTAACCATTGGTAACCTTCCGATGGCGCAACAACAACATAATTATTCTGATGAGCCTTAATATCGATCCCTGGTTGATAACCAATTAATTGATTAACCCGCATGTCTGGCCGTTTCAGATAAAATAATTGTCGGCCACCATGCTTGGTAGTTTGGGTTAAAGTTTCCGGAAAATATTCCGCTGGTAATTGCTTAATTGATTCAAAACCATCAATGTTATCGGCATGATGGCGGTCAATATCAACTACGAAGAATTTATCTGTCCTTAAAGCGATCTGAGCATAGGGGTGTTTTTTCCAAACAGTTTTAATCTGTTCTGCTGTTAATGCAGGTTTATCAGCAAATTTTATCAGTGGTTGCTTGCCAGCAATGGGGAGGACACTTAAACCCTTTGCTTGATAGGCTAAGGCGTAATTAACTAGATTTTTCATTTTTCCTCCTTAATGGCCTCCCAGCCATACGGTGTTATAAGTTCACTGACTCAAATATTTACTTAAAAGGGCATCTCGTCATCTGTAACTTCCGGAGTTTCCGGTTGTTCCGCTTCATCAAAGTCATAATTACGGTATGGATATTGGGGGTTCTTCTTGTTTGGTCGAACCTTCAAATCCATAATCATGGTCTTTCCTACTGCCGGTGCAAATGCTTTAGCCAAGTTCTCGTAGATTAAAGTATCGTCATCCCAAACTTCATCGGGAATTTCAACACCTAGAATTGCTGCTAACTTAGAAACCAATCGTAAATTAGTTTCTAGCATTGGATTGGGATTCCCCTTAGAAGTTAATTCATCTAATCCAATTTGTAAGAATTCCTTTTGACCGGCAGATTCTCCATCGACAACTTCTAACTCAAAGTTAAGCTGTTCAGCATTCCAAGGAGTTTCATGGTTTTCTACTTTTGCAACTACAACGGTATATTTACCACTTTCCAGTCCCTTAAATTTATTAACTGAATCATTCTTTGGATCAAAACCTTCAGTAGCTTTATTCATTGCATCTCGTAAACTCATAATTCATTAACCTTCCTTTACATTTTGCTTTTTAATTTTGTTAACAATTTCATTCTGTTCTTTTGTAGTAGTCTGCTTTGGCTTATCAAAGACACCGTTAACATGTTCAAGTACCCGTAAGATTGCCGGATCAGTAATATCATCTTTGACATAATGAATTCGTCGATCTTTAACCATCCGGATATAACGATCACCATAGCGCTTAGTTTCAATCACTAAATCACAATTTCCGTTAACCACGTTGTAATATTTCTGTTTTAGTGATGGTCGGTCTTCGGTGTGGCCAGAAGATTCATCAGTTAGCATCATTAACCGGCTAATGTAAACCGTATTCAGTGGTAAGGCTTTTAGCTCAGTGACAAATGCTTGAAAGACGGTATTAAATTGTGCATATCCCTTGCCGTAAGGAACATCCCCCAGCGTTTCTACTTCATTGTCATAACAAATAGCTTGTTCAATTAATGTGACAACATCATCAATCACATCAATAACTACTGTTTTGTAACCATGATTTTCAGTGCCAAGAGCAAGAATAATCTTGTCTAGTTGATCAATCACAGACTCTTTCAAGCTTCCATCGCTCTTTCGGACATTTTTTAATTGAATACTTGGTGCAGTGTTCATCTCACTATTACCATCAGTGTTAAGGAATAATGGACTTGGAAACCGTTCTGCTAGATATGATTTTCCAGACATTGTATCTCCATAGATAAAGTAATTTCTTGGAACTCGCCGTGCCTTCTGTGGCTTATTTGGTGGCAAAATACTCATAATATCAACCTCACTTCTTAATAAATCCACGCTGTTTAGCGTAGTGGTAAGCCCAGCCTGGTTTGTAACCTTTTAATTTGGCATAGGCTTGTATTTCTTTCAGATTCTTCAATTCGTTTGGACGCTTGCCAGCAACATTATTCATAATTGCTGACGATTGAATTTTCTTAATAATCGCTAGCCGTGACTTGGTAACTTTTTTAAGTTGAACATTGTCAACGACTTCAATTTCTTTTTCTTCTCCTAATGCCGCCCCGCAATAAGGGCAAACATCACTTGTACGATAGAACGAAGCAAAACATGTCGGACATACTGATACAGGTTTAAGCGTTGTTCCTGATTGTTGCTTATTTTTGCCGCTACCTTCTAATGTCCATTGCCGCTCATCAGTCGGCAGCCCGAATCGTTCAACATTTCCCACGTGATCAATAATTATTGCAGTCTTACCTTCACGTGGATTCATTGAGCGCATCGCGAATTGTAGGTATAACGATAATGATTGAGTAGGTCGTAACATAATGACACAATCAACATTCGGTAAATCTAGGCCCTCTGTAAATAATTCTGCATTGGTTACAATTTGGATTTTTCCTTGGCGATAGTCCTCAATAATTTGGTTCCGCTCTTCTTTGGGTGTTTTTCCGGAGACGGCTCTTGCAGTTATCCCATAGCCATTAAATGCATTAGCTAACTTAATTGCACTATCAACGTTATAGGTATAGGCAATTGCTTGCATTCCCTTAGCAAGTTTCAAATAGTGCTTAACCGCATTCCCGTAGATTTTAGGCTTCATGGCTTCTTTGATTGAATCAGTGTCATATTCACCAGTTCGTTTTACTTTTAACTTGGCAGTATCAATGTAAGAAGGAGCGTAATAATCAACTGGTGCTAAAAAGTGATGGTCAATTAACCAGGGGACTGATTTGCCAATAATTAAATCATCAGCCACATCAGTAAAACCCTGTCCACCTAACCGATAAGGAGTAGCGGTAAACAGTAACTTATAAGCTTTCGGAAAAGCATCAAGAATCCTTCGATATGATTTAGCCAGAACATGATGGGCCTCATCAACAAAAATTATCGCCGGTGGGTCCAAATTATTAACGTGTCGGGTAATCGTTTGAACCATGCCGATTTTAGCTAAATCCATATTTACATCATTAGCTTTGAAAGTCTTGATAACCTGCTGGACAATTTCTTGCCGATGAACCACGAATAAGATACGGTTACCCTTTGCCGTTGCTCGTCTAGCAATCTCGGCCATGATAACTGTCTTCCCCGTTCGTGGCGGTTGTTGAACCATGATAGAACGGTGACCAGCACTTATAGAATTCATGATGTTATCAATCGTTTCTTGCTGATAATCACGGAGTTCAAACATTATTTAATCACCGTGTTACGGTTAGCTTTTAAATGTGCTCCTGGTACTTCTTCTCCAGCTTTGAGTGCTTGGTAAATGGCCTGCTTATCTGGCTTAGTAGTCGTCTCAGTAATTTTGAACTTATCCGGAAGCTTCTTATCACTATCAATAATGGTTGAGGCCTTAAAGTTCCGGGCACTAAGTAAGTGATTTTCAGTAGTTATTTTCTTAATACCGGCATCATCAAGAACTTCAGTAATATATTTCTTGATCCAAGTAAGTTTATTTTTTCGGTAAGTAATTTCTTCTTCCCATGACTTCTTTTTGTCGGTCATAAAATCAATTTCTGACTTCAAATGATCTGCCCATGAGGCAAGATTGTCCAATTTGGTCTTCCGATCATCCTTAATTGATTCCAATGTATCCTTTAGAATAGTTGGATCTAAGTCATCCCGACTAGCAAGTGTTTTGTAGTTGTCGTTTAATTCAAATAAATTCATTAGTTCTTACCTCCTAGAAAAATCTGTGCAAATAAATCAGCAGTTGGATCAGTTTCCAAAGTATCAATAGTTGCTTTGACAATTGAAGTTGCTACTGGATTAGTATGTAACCAATTCATAATCATGGCTGCTACCGTTCCGGGATCCGCATCAACTAATGAATTAGTACGTTCGTCACGAATTTCTGATTTTTTAGCAGCGAAAATGGCTACCTCCTCGTATTCTGGTCCAAGAATTTGTTTAATTGCCTTAATCTTTTCTTCGTTAGTCATTGTTCTTACCTCCATAAACATCTTTAGTTTCCGTAGCTAAACGTTCTGCTGAAATTCGTAACATCGTAGCAGCGTTTTCTAATTTAATAGCCATTGCCATTCGTTCTTCAGGAGTAGCAGCACTTTGATAGCGAACTGCCAAATTCGATACAAATACACAATTATCGCCAACTTTGGCATTTAATTTTGATAAATTGAACTCATTCATATATAATTACCTCGTAGATTATTTATTTTTGGGTACGACTGTTTGCGGCGGTCGTACCTTTTTTATTTAGTGGATCAAGAACTACTAGCAGAAGATAAACTGCTAGGATCGCCATCGCTCCATCATAAGAACCAATCATTGAACAATACATGATCCAAGCACCAACGATTAGCGCAATTAACTTACTCATCCCCTCACCTCCTTTCAATGTTTCTTCCGATACTTTTCTTTCAATAGCAATGGTTTATTCCGCTCAAATAACAAGCTGTACACCAGTGCATATAACAAACACATTGCAATAATTAATATTGGCAATCCGATTAACAATGCCACTTAATTACCTCCTATCTTGGCAACGGTCGGTTCCAATCAACGTCATTCTGATGACCTTCTATCCAAGCCAATCCTTTAGTTAAATTAACTCTAACCGGATAACCGCTTCCTGCATTCAAATTAATTACCCAACTCTCAAACGCTGGAAGCGACAGAATAAACATCCTTACCCATTCCTTATCTTTCTTAACAGGTAAACAATTGGTGAATTCTTGAATACCAACCCAATCTTCAATTTGATTGTGGCTTTTAGGAACTAAGTCATACTGTTCCTTAATTCGCTTAAGGACTTCTTCAGTAATTGTTTGGTAATCACGCTCATCTAATAAAGCCTGCATGTTACTCACTCCTTTAAGTACAAATCACTCATTCCTAGCAAATCAGCAATGTTTGCTAATCGTTCGTAATTAATATCCTGCAAACTTCTTTTGCTTTCTTTAAATTTTGTTTGAGGATCATTGATTTCAAGCAAAAACTTCAATGATTCTTTGACTGTTTCGTCCATTAATATTTCTCCTCCGTATAAATCCTTTATCTTAAGTATTCCTTGATAGCTTGAAAACCTTTTTCAAAGTACAACCACTGTGGTACTTCTTTATCAGAATATTTGGACTTACTATTAGACCAACGACCATATTCATTTTGACCAGGTTGGTCTGCCTTAAGCCCTAACTCATTAGCAATACGGCCAACTTTATTTGAAGTAATACCAAGTAACTTTCCAATTTCTGTAGCACTGTATTCTTTATGCTTCATAACCGGAATAGTCATTTCACCCGTTAATTCTTTAGCAGCCTGAGCTAATAATGATTGACGACTTGAATTGGACTCAGTTGTCATTGCAATCTTGTACATAATGCTTGCTTTTCGAGTAGCTGCGTTATCTTCCATAATTTGAAGGCGACGTTGTTGAACTAACGATGGCTCGTTATTTTTAATTGCTACTCGCATGTTGAAGTAGTTATCAACTAACTGGTCATAAATATCCCAAGCTTTATTATCATCAAGAATCTTGAGTAATTTGGCATAACCACGTTCGCTTAAAAGGTAAACATGCTGCGTTCGATTGCTACCAATCAACCTGTTTTCTTGAGCGAATTTTCTAAATCCATCAGATTGATTTAGAAGATCGACAATATCGATACCATCTTTAAATCTCTTACGATTCATGTTGATAGCTTGATTGATCTGACGTAGTTCTTTATCATGAATCTTCGCAATGTCCTTGACCAGCATCGCCTTCTTGTCTTTACCAAATCCACCTTCAATTCCAGTAAACTCAATATGACCAATACGTTCTTTACCAATTACTTTTAATTGATTCATTTATTTTTCCTCCTTTGCTAAACGTAATAAATACTGTGGTGTAGTTCCTAAGTAGTCAGCTACTGCCTGAAGTTTGTCGGCGCGCGGAATAGATTTATTCCACTTTGAAATCATTCCATTGCTAAACCCAAGGTCTTTCTCAATTTGATAAATTGGTTTGCCTTTTGATTTAGCAATATTTTTTATTGCCGAATATATAGACATTTTGCCCCTCCTTTCAGAATTCTTTCTAAGAAATAGCTTTAAAGTATTGACTATATTTAGAAATAATTCTATTATTAAAGCATACAAAAAAGCAGCTTAGCATAAATAACTAACGCTTTAGAGTTGCATATTAAATGTCGTTCAATGTGTGCTTATTATTTGTTTTCCCCTCAAGCACAAATACATAGTATCACAGAACCATTTCTAAATGCAACTAATTTTAGAAATATTTCTGGGAGAATTTTAAAATGAACACCTATCAAATAATTAAGGAGTTAGCAAATCAGCATAAAATTAGTATTTCCGAATTAGAAAGGAAGTTGAATTTATCTAACGGTTCTATTTCAAAATGGGCAAAAAGTAAGCCAAATTCAAAATATATTGAAAAAGTTGCTGACTATTTTAACGTTTCTACGGATTACCTTTTGGGACGATCTCCTATAAAAGAGCCTAATTCAGATATTAATCCAAATGAATATTTCAGAATGGACATAGATGATATTGAAGGAAATCAATTAGATCAATCAGAAATAGATGATTTAAAAGATAGACTAAAATTTGCCGAAAAACTGGCAATTAAAGATATTTTAAATAAAAGGAAGTAGTGAATATATGACACCTTGTATTAATTATCATGGTTATAATATGACACTTAGCGATTATAATAATTCGCTTAATTCCATAGTGAACTTTAAAATCTATCTAAGCCATAAATATAAAGTTTTAATTTCAGAGATATCATGGCCGATTATTGTTAAGTATCTTCAATCGCTAAAAGAGAAAAAATTATTATATATACAGCCGGTGAAAGAAGTTACTGCCTTTAGCGGAAAGATAACGTTATTAAAAGAATATGGCTTTTATTTAATGCAAATTAATAATAGTTTGGATATTCCGGAAAGTAGAAAGCGTTTCACAATTGTACATGAACTCGTTCACATGATTGTCCAACTCAGTAAAAAGTTATCTTTTGATCCAGACTATAAACCATTACTACACTTAAACAGTTTACCTCTACAAACAAAAAATAATTATAACTTTATTGAAAACGAAATTAATTTTGCTGCCAGTGATTTGTTCGTTTCGGATAATCAACTTTTTGTTATGGCGCAAAAGCAATATTATTTTTCTGACATGGTTAGCTATACTTTTTTATCTCCTTCAGCAATGCAAACAAGATTACATAACTTTTTAGTCTATCGGTTAAATGCTAGTTTTGAAGATGCGAAAGCCTTAGTTAATGCTTTTAGGTATAACCATGATTTATCATTGCTCGAATTATTAACTTTACAAGACGAGGTAAGCCTCTACTTTAATACTATTTGTGAATGGGATGCTTCCCAAAGTTATAATAATTTCATTCAAGAATTTAACTCAGTATTTAATTCTGAGTTAAATTGGCACGCAAAACGTTGCTTTTACTATAACGTTTTAAATAAAACTACTAACAGGCAAGCCGTTTAGAAATCTATGACCAAATACTGAAGTCGTTAAAAGCTGAAATTTTATATTAGGGAGTTATTAATATGAGAAAATCTTTTATTCTTGCTGCTACTGCTCTCACCCTTTTAAGTACGGGAATTACTTCAGTTGCGGTAAATTCAACTACGACCATTTTGGCTAGTTCAAAAAAATATAAAAGCATCAATAAAGATCTAGCTAAAAATCTTAAAGAAGATCAATCTTATGCAGATCAAGATCCAGACAATTACGGCTATTCAAAATATATTGAAAAAGTTAAATATACAGGTAATTCTGATATTAACGTATATGTGAATGGTGGATTTAAGGAACTGAGTGAGTCCGAGAAAACAGAGGTATTAAATCAAGTTCAAAGTTTAGCTAAAATGGTATTGGTTCAAAATAGCAAAATTTCCAGTAGTGAGGCTGGTAAGGGATTAATTTTAGAAGCTTTCAACGGTAAAAACTCTGTTGCTGTTTCAAAAATCTCAAATCATAAATCTTACCATTTTACTAACTAATTTTTGTCCAACTAAATTGATGACGTAAAAAGTTATAAAAATATTGTCCAAATACTGAAGACGTAAAAAGCTGAATACGATGAATGGGGAGATTCATTATGAATAAGGCAATTACTATTGGGGCTGCTATTATGATGTCCTTATCATTAGCAGCATGTGGAAGTAATTCTACAAGTAAAAAATCTAGCACTTCTGAAAGTACATCTTCTGTGAAGCCATCTGATAAAGCTTCTAATCGTACTTGGACCTATAAAAACAATGTATTTGATGCAGGTGTTGAAACTTATAAGTTCACTAAATCTGAGGTAAGGAATTCTGCTGAAAGCGGCAAAAAAGTACTCGTTTTGTACTGCGACGTTACCAATAATTCAAAGAAGGAACAAGATCCTTCCAATGCATACATGGTTATCCATGCATACCAAAAAACAAATACTTCTGATGTCAAATTAGATCCAGGAGCTGGCGTTGAACTTAACGAAAACGGTGATGACCCTCTGCAGCAACTAGAAGACAATTTGAATAATAAGTTGCTCCCCGGGAAAACTGTTCATGCTGTTATGATGTTTACACTTAAAAACAGCAACCCGGTTAAGGTAACTTTTGAAAATGCCAATTTTGACACTATCGGTTCTAAAACTTATAAGATAAAGAAATTCAATAGTCAAAGTCAAACAAGTGATTCAAACAGCCAACAGCAATTTAGTCAAAGTCAACAACAAAATAATACTCAAGGCCAACAGCCTAGCAATAGCCAATCGCAAACTGCTCAATCACAGGCAGGCTCTTCCAGCAATGGTGATGTAAACATTGCTGGGCATAGCTTTCACCATGAGGACTTTTATGGCACTGATATTTTAGTTGGTAACAATGGCGAAGGTGAAGCTGGCGAATGGGCCGCAAATGATCCTTCTGTTCAAGGAAACCCAGATGTTAAAGCTCAACTAAATTCTGCATACGATAACAACTAAAATACATTGTCCAAAACCTGATGACGTTAAAAGCTGGTAAATAAAAAGGCCCACTAACAGCGGCAACTGTCAGTGGACCAAGGGTTGATAATACATTGGTGTGTGATATCAACCCTTTCATTATACACAATTTAATAATGGAGGGACAAGTATGCCAATAAGTATTAAAAAAGTTTACGGTAGTTGGCAAGCAAGAGTTCGCTGGACTGACACTAATGGCAAAAGACACTCGAAGTCAAAAAATGGTTTTAAGACAAAGGCTCTCGCTCGTCAGTGGGGTAATGACCTTGAAACTAAAGTCAATCAAGGTATTGATATAAAAAAAGAGATTAGTTTCTTAAATTATTACAATCAATGGGTGATAACATATAAAGAGCCAAAGTTAAGTTCAAAAACTCTTAATCGATATACCGTTGTTGGTAATATATTGCAAAAACACTTTAAGCAAACAAACATCAAAAATATTACCAGAACTATGTACCAAGAATTTATTAATAGTTATGGTAGTAATCATGCGATTTCAAGTGTAAAAAAATTAAATTCTATCATTAGAAGCTGTGTTAAATCTGCAATTTTGGACGATTACCTAACTAAGGACTTTACTCAAAGAGTGACATTAACTGCCGATAAGTCTAAAACTTTAGAAGTGCAATATCCAAATGTCAATGAAATAAAGAAGATACTTAATCAAACTATTAATGGAATGACTGACAGAAGGTACACCAGTCGATACATGATCATTACTGCTATTTATACTGGTATGCGTAAGGAGGAAATTCAAGCATTGACCTGGAATGATATCGATTTCTTGCACGATACCATCAAAATAGATAAAGCGTGGCGAGAAACCAAAGATAAAGGTGAAAGCAACAGTCACTTTATAACTCACCGTTTTAAACCGACTAAAAATAAAGCCTCAATTCGGCAGATTAAGGTTAATCATAAGTTGATCAGAATATTAAGCAGATTAAAGATCAATGCAACAAGTAATCTAGTATTTATGGACCAGTTTGGAACTATTCCTACAAGTGGTCCACTAAATGACAAACTGCGCGAAATAATGGCAGAGCTTAACATAAAAAAAGAAAATTTTCATTTTCACAGCTTACGACATAGTCACGTTGCACTTTTGCTTGCAAATGGTATTGACACTTATGCAATTAGTCGAAGATTAGGACATAATGACATCACAACAACGATTAATACTTATGCTTACCTTATTGATGAATATAAAAATAAGTCAGATAAAGATATCCTCAAAGCATTGGATTTTTAAATAAAACCCGTGACCAATTCGTGACCAAAGTTCACAAATTTGCACCATTTTATACCATTTCTTTAAAAACAAAATTTAAACTAAAAAATAGGAGAAAGCCTGTTATAACAAGCTTTCTCCTATTTAATTAGCTTAGCTGACAATTTTGTACCAAAGTACTAATATGCCTCCGGTGGGGGTCGAACCCACACTCCCTCAACGGGAACTGGATTTTGAGTCCAGCGCGTCTGCCAATTCCGCCACAGAGGCATCAGCTAACTAAAAGGTGGTAATCGGATTTGAACCGATGATAAAGGTTTTGCAGACCTCTGCCTTACCACTTGGCTATACCACCAAATAGTTAAGATTAAGTAATACGCTTAATCAAAAGGGCGGTATGTGGGATTTGAACCCACGCGTGCCGGACCCACAAACCGGTGTGTTAACCAAACTTCACCAATACCGCCAAAATATTCAGTTAAGCAGGGATAGTAGGAATCGAACCCACAATGACGGTTTTGGAGACCGTAGTTATACCGTTTAA